TAATTTTGCTTCTGCTGTTTCCCGCTGGGGCGATGGCACAAACTGTGACTCCTCAGTTTACCCAAGGTAGTATGCAGTCTACCACAACCACCACTCAAACCATCACCGAAACTATCGCAACTGAAGTGTACGGTGGTGCATATTCATCATGGTCTGGAACAAACGTAACGCCCAGCACCGATATCACAGATTCTTCGGCTACTTGGTCCGTCCACACCGCTGGAGAACAGTTCCAACTGGAGACTGTGACACGGGCAGCCGGAATTATCGAGACAACCGACATCACTCGAACTATCGACACTACCTCTACTACTACCTCTCTTTCTGTCTTCTCTCAATAGGTCCAGCATTTGCTGAATCTCCTACAGTTAGTAATAACGCTAATCCTATTGCTGCAGCTACAGGTAACGTAACAAACCAAGCAGTACAGTTCCAGAACAATGGTGCTCCTAGTAGACAGCAGTTTACTGGAGGCAATTCTTGTAATGGGACAACAATGACTGTTTCTCCCTTTTACATGGGTAACGATACGCTACCACAAAGCTACACTCGTAATAACAACTATGGTATGCAGCTTAATTTCTCCGTTCCGCTTGACGGTGGGATGATTGAGCAGTGTAAAGCTATTGCTAAACGTCACGAAGAGAAACTTAGATTAGATTACGAATTAGTTCGTGCTCTAAAATGCACCGAGATTATGAAGGCTGGTTTTACGTTCCGTCCTGGGTCTCGTGTAGAGGTACTGTGTCACGACATTGTACCCATTGTCTCTTTGACAAATGAAGAAAAAAGCAACTGAAGACAACTTTAACGAGTTGCACAATCTAGTTACCAAAGAGTTTCTAGCACGTATTAAATCAGGTGAGGCTACCACTCAAGATCTCAAAGCCGCCTGTGATTGGCTTAAGACTAATGACATCTCAGGTGTCGCATACGAAGGTAATCCGCTCGACAAACTTGCCAACGTAATTCCCAAAGTGGATCCTGAACTCGTTCAACAGAGATTGTATGGCACCCCGAAAATCTAGTAATCCTGGTAGAACGGCTAGGTTCTATCGGAATAACCCTAAATCTTATCGTAAAAAGCTTGCTGCTCAAAAGAAAACAAATAGCAAGCCTGGACAAAAAGCATACCGTCGTGAGCTAGCACGAGCACGACGTGCCAATGGCATGATGGGCAAAGGAGGTAAAGACATGTGCCACAACCGTGGTAAACTCCGTCCATGCAATGCAAAACGTAATAGAGCTAAAGGAGGCGGTCAAAAACGATGACCCCTCTCTTCCCAACGCCTGACCATTACTTGTACAACCTAATAGCAATGACCAGCCCTGAAGCAAAACGTATGTGGCGTCAAGCCATTAAGGAACACTTCAACTGTAAATGTGTCTATTGTGGAGAAACTTATGAATTATCTGAACTTACTTTGGATCACGTCCGTCCTCGTTGTCTTGGAGGAGGAGATTTTAATAACGTTGTTCCCGCATGTTTATCATGCAATCAGGCTAAAGGAAGTAAAAATTGGCTCTCGTGGATGAGAGCTACCTTCGGTATTACACCGAGAGAAACCCTTATCTCATCTTACATTAAATGAACCAGAATGATTTAGCTAGATTCATAATGTCAATGTTTGGCATGAGTCAGCAACAAATTACTAACGAGGCTGCTGTTAATCAATTGTCACCTCGTCCTGGAGTTCAAGCTCCGCAACCTGGGTCTATTGTACCCCAGGGTCAAACTAACATGTTTACTCAAGCAGGTAAACTTCGGGATTTTAGCAAACCTGCTATGGCTCGGACTCGTCCTGCTACACTAACTCCAGTTCAATTAAACAACCCTTTAACGCTTAACCCTGGTCCTTTGCGTCCTGCCGCACCTGGACAGCTGAGCATTTTTGGTACTAACCCTAATGCTACTGTCACTGCTGCTGATCTTCTTCGAGCACCTAGCATTCCTCCAGAAGGTAGTGCTACTAGACCTAACCCGAGGTCTAATCCTTTTTTACAAACACCTAAAATTGAATCAGGTGTAGGCACTAAACCTCAATTTAAACCTAACCTACTAACTCGTGGTCTGCGTAGACTAGATAATGCGACTCGCAATACTTACAACCGTGTTGTTGGTGTAAATAACAAACCTGGTTTAGGTAAAGGTGGTTACGCAGCAATTAGCCTTGGGCTTGCTGACGTTGTTCAAGACATTATTCTTCAACGTTATTTTCCTGAAACTTACGAACTAAAACAAGCTAACCTTGTTGGAACGGATATGAACACTACTCGTGAAGACATCCGAGCACGACGCGAAGCGCTAGCTAACGCTCAACAGCAATTAACTCAAGTTGTTCAACCTGCAGCTGACGAAAGTGTTTCTAAGAAAAAAGTTGACCCTGTTGCTCCTGTGCAGATGACTGATGTCGATAATCCTGTTCCTGTCAGGATTCCTAGTAGTCAAGTACGTCCTCCTGTACAAGTAACTGCACAACCGACGCCTGTTGCACCTAAAGAATCTGCTTATGGTGCGTCTGGTAAAGAGTTGTACATGAAATCTAAAGGTAAGAACCCGCTAATGATTAAATATTTTGGCGAATCTTACGCTACAGATAAAACCAGGAAATTTACCTGATGGACTTTTTAAAACAAGTTAGAAATCTTTTAAAAATTAACCTAAAACCTACCGTATATCACGGTACCAGAGCTGCTGGTGAGATTATGAGCGAAGGGTTTAAACCTTCTAGAGCTGGTAATTTTGGTCCAGGAGTTTATGTCACTAATAATCAAGACATTGCTGAAGGTTATGCTAGAGGTTTTCGAGCTAAAACAGCTGCAGAACAGCGTGAAAAACTAAGGTCTAAACCTAAAGTACTTAAAGGACAGCTGCCTCCAGGCACTAAACTTGTAGATATTAACAAACTACCTTCTAGTTTAAAAGGGTTTGATACTCTTCAAGATTTTGTACAAGCTTCAAGGGCTCAAGGTTATCATGGTGCTGGGTACAACACTCGGGCTATGAACGAAACTATTTTGTTTGACAAAAACCTTGCAAACTCAGCTTTTAGAACTGGTGGTTTTAGAAGTATGCCTATAATGAAGGATACTACAAAAGGTTTAGCGTTTCAAAAAATTACACTACCTTTAGTAGAAGCTCTACTTAAAAGCATGGGGCGTCCTGGAATGCCTATGATGGGTCGTAACCTTTTTGGTAAAAACGCTCCCGTCTATAAAACTCCTTACAATAAATAATGAATAACGTCCTAGAGGCGTTGCGTGGTGATTTCAAGCTGTTTCTGCAAGCCTTGTGGCAGCAGCTTGATCTCCCCTCTCCTACCCGCGCACAATACGCCATTGCAGACTACCTTCAACACGGTCCTAAACGTCTACAGATCCAAGCTTTCCGAGGAGTCGGTAAATCGTGGATTACTGGAGCCTTTGTTTTATGGACCTTGTTTAAAGACCCGGAGAAAAAGATTATGATTATCTCCGCTTCTAAAGAGCGGGCTGATAACATGTCTATCTTTCTACAAAAATTAATTATTGAAACACCATGGCTGAACCATCTCCAACCGAAGAGCGACGACGCCCGATGGAGCCGGATTTCTTTCGATGTCCAATGCTCACCTCACCAGGCTCCGTCTGTGAAGTCTGTGGGCATTACCGGTCAGCTGACTGGTTCCCGTGCGGACTTGATGATTCTGGACGATATCGAAGTTCCTGGTAACTCAATGACTGAGTTGATGCGAGAAAAACTTCTACAGTTGTGTACGGAAGCTGAATCTATCCTTACTCCAAAGAAAGATTCTCGTATTTGCTACCTGGGTACCCCTCAGACATCCTTTACCGTTTACAATAAGCTAGCTGAGAGGTCCTACAAGCCCTTTGTTTGGCCTGCTAGGTACCCTCGTAAGGTAAGCCAGTATGAAGGCCTCCTAGCGCCCCAAATCGTGGGGGATATGGACGGTGGTGCAGAGCCTTGGGGTGTCACAGATCCTGATCGTTTTGGTGACGAGGATCTAATCGAGCGTGAAGCGTCCATGGGACGGTCTAACTTCATGCTACAGTTCATGTTAGACACGAGTCTTAGTGATGCAGAAAAGTTCCCACTTAAGATGGCTGACCTTATTGTCACCTCTGTTAACCCTACTACTGCTCCCGAATCCGTCGTTTGGTGCTCCGATCCAGCAAACCTACTCAAAGAACTTCCGACTGTTGGGCTACCTGGAGACTATTTCTATGGCCCGATGCAGCTCCAAGGGGAGTGGAACCCATATACAGAAACAATTTGCTCGGTTGATCCATCGGGTCGAGGAACGGATGAGACAGCAGCAGCTTTTATCTCCCAGCGAAACGGTTTCTTGTACTTGCATGAAATGCGTGCTTACCGAGACGGCTACTCAGACAAGACGCTCTTGGACATTTTAAGAGGTTGTAAAAAGTTTGGTGTAACCAAGCTTCTTATTGAGACAAACTTTGGTGACGGTATCGTCGGTGAACTTTTTAAAAAACACCTTCAACAAACTAA